CCAGTGAGGAACCCCGCAGTAAATGTTGCATAGAAATACTGCGTCCCACTTCCGGCCTGAAGGGTTCTGGAGCTGAACACTTTGCTGGTGATGGAGTGCCGCTTGGTGCTCGACATAACCTCACCAGGTAGAGTGGTGCCATTCGAGGCCACCAACGTCCCCGTTCCCAGGGCCATCCAGGCAATCTGCTTGCTTCCAGCGTTCCCGGCCAGAGCACCTGCCAGGAAGTTTTCGACTCCCAGGTTGGTCAGAAGGTTGGGTCCAGTCCACCCGGAGTCACCCGCCAGGGAACCGTCCTCATTAACGATCTGGACCCGGCTGAAACACTTGATCTTGCTTAACTTCTGTTCCATTTTGATTCTCCTTGAAATTCAGCGGCTAGTCTACCGCTATGCTGGCTTTCAGCTTTTTCAGCTTCTCCGTAGCCTGTTCGAGGTTTTTGGTAGTCTTGGCCAGCTCTGTTCTTGCTGAAGCCTGCTCCTTTGCCATTTTGTCCAGTTCTGCCTTATGCTCCCGGCGGGCCTCGGTCAGATTTTTCTCGGCCTGTTCCTTGTCCGCCTTAGCTTTATCAGCAGCAACCTGGGCTTTATTAATGTTAGCTTGAAGGACTTCGAGTTCTCTCCTGGCATCCGCCGTAATGACTGAGGCCTTTTGCTCAGCATCTCTGATGATTGCCGCAGCCTTCGCTCTGGCATCCTCCATGATGGGGATGGTAATGTCCTCAGCGTCCTTCTTCGCTTTTTCAATGGCGGCTTGGGCCGTATCTAATTCCTTAGACAACTGCTCCTGCCGCTCGGTCATAACACTTACCACACGCTGAGCCTCGATAACATTCTGGAATACTTCCTTGGCCAGCTTGAACCCCTCAAGCATAGTGGCCCCAATTCCAGCTTGCTTCGCTAACTCAGCCCAACTGACTTTCGGGTCTCCCATATTATTATCTCCTATTTATAATATGCAATCGTGACCACACCTGCGTCGGCTGAGATAATGCTCATATTCGAGACACCCTCAATCAGGCGGGCTATTGGGTTTTGTTCGCAGGCGCTACCATCTGTGATATCACCACCTGGAATGGTAGCGGGTGTATTACTATACCGAACAAAGAAATTCATGGAAAGCGGGGCCGAGAACACCACCCACTTAGCTCCCGCCGGTACAGTAATCGCCTTAGCCGCACTTGCCGACAAGACGTAAGCGTCAACGTGCTCTGGTCGTCTTGGGGCTAATGGTCCTTGACCACTCCAGTGATTCACAGGGCACCTCGCTAAGCGAATTGGATTGTAATGAGGGCGTCGGCTACAGTACCACCAATGGTGCACTCAGCCATTTGGATGTAGGGTTTAATTTTCTGCGGGAGGTCGGCGGCTACTTCATTCTGATAACCACCACCTCCCGTATCGACCCTCTTATGGACGATCTGTCCGGTAGCGGTATTCCTCCTCACCACGAGGACATCATTTGCCTGACTCCCGAGGAAGTCGAATGCAGTTACCCGAAGGCCATTGGGGAAGTGCACACTGCCGACGTAGTCTTGATACACTTTCCCGGTCACATCAGAGTAGGCGCCAAAGGTCGTAGTATCTACGGGGATGGAAAAGGTGTTGGCGTTGATTTTCGTTACTACATAAGAATTCCCATTCAACGCTGTCCAGTTGGCCTGGACGATCCCTGAGAAACTAACCACATCACCAGTCTCCAGACCGTGTCCATTGTAAGTAACCACAGCTGGACTCGCATTGGAGATACTCGTAGGCACCACTCCCCAGGGGATAATAGTAATCCGTCGTACTCCATTTGTTAAAGTATAAGCCATTATGGTTCCTCCACCCAGACGTGGCGTCCGCCCATAGTCACGGCATAAGCCAAATCGTAAGGTTCTACAGGTTTGTCATAGACTAGGACTGGTACATCCCACCAGTGCCCTTCCCGATACACTTTAACAGCCCCATCTGGGTTTATCATCCAGATATATTCATATCCACCCGTGCTTACCATACGTAGGGATGGTGGATGGACTTCTCCAGATAAAGACGCTAACAACGCTCCGTCATTCGATATTGCTATTTTATAATTATCAAGGAAGAAATGAGTTGAGACTGGACCCCAGGTTCCAGGCACTGCTTTCGCAGCACCATCATCTACGATGTAGATTATGTAGTTGGTCCCATTGGGGCTGGTTAAGGTAAATACACCTTCCATATAGTCCGGGACACCATATACACTTACTAACAACGAAAGGTCAGAATCATCTACCGTAAGGGTGAAGTGGACGCCATTCACTGACCACATGTGCCAGGGCAGGCCTGGGGCAGCGCCGTTTACATATAAAGAACCATCGTCGTCTACAGTTAAATAATACTGACCAAGATACACTCTCTTAGCTGGAGTCCCTACGGTAATCTGATACGGGACCAGGGAACCATCATCTTCTACGATAAATGTCCAGTGGACACCATTTGGACTTTCAAGGCAGAACGTGCCTCTGGGGTAGGCGTTTGTAATATATTCGTCAGGTGGGCGTGGCCGAGCATCTCGAACGGCCATGTATTTCTCTGGGATGGCTCTTACGAATAACTGCGGATGTTTAGGATACCAGACCTCCTTCCACACTCGCAGACCATCCCAAGTCCTACGAGTGTCACTCATTAAGACTTTTTTACCAGTCAGGTCACAGATGGCCCAATTATCACCAGGTCTGTATGGCATCTTTTCCCAGGAATCCCGTTACAATGTAACATAATTATTTTTTAGTGTTCTTCAATGCCTTCTTCAGCACTGCCGTTGGATTGCCGCTGGACCGCTTCTTCCTTCGTTGGATTGGCTTTTTCGCCTTCTTTTGCCTCGTGCCCTTTAATGCTTTAGGGACGCTGCCAGTCGTTATAAGTGCCATATCTTATCTCAAACTAAGGGGCGTGGTCTTAATCTCACGCCCCTTTATCTTAGAATTAATAAAGACTACCGCAGCTGTGCTGCCCTCCACCAGTCGAGGGTCAGGGTGTTAGCCGTACCTTGGCCAGCTTTGGTGGCGAAGGTAACCTGCATCACCTGGTCGAGAGGGAAGTTCGTGGCACTGGACAAGACCTGCGTGGTAAGCGGGACGCCGTTACCGAAGAAGGTCACTGTACCAGCTTCAGACTTCATCCCCAATTTAACGAAGGAAGTCGTTCCGGTCAGAGCGGTGGCGTCGATTGCGGCCCTGGCTCCCCCATTCAACTGCATCATGGTCTGCCAGACCGCAGCAATATCGGTTGCGGCAAGGATTTGGAAACCAATGGAATCGAGCACCTTCATGGCCATCGTGTTGTCAGTCATGAAGTCTACTCCAACGCCAGTTTCCTCGGCCAGCCCAACGAAGACGCCTTGGGCCAGGGTGATTTGACTCAACTTTACCCGAGCTTCAAACCACCACTTGCTGGAAGCGTCAGCTTTGATGAGGCCAGCCACGTTATTATTCGTAGTAACGTAGCACTCATCATTGTCTGCGCCACCCGTGGCCAGCTTCGCTTGCCCATGTGTAACGGCAGGGACTGCGGCAAAGGTTCCGTTGGTGCCAGCGATGAGATACGGAAAGCCCGTAGCTTGCACTTTGGCGAAGTCGTCTCCATCGACAATGCCTAAGGTAGGATCGACGAGCATTTGAAGGAGAGGACAATCGTGCCAGATGCGGGGGGAGAGGCCTTCCACAGTCGGATCCATTCCAGCTTTAAGGAACCCGATACCTGAAGTCCATCTGGAGGGTTTAAATCTTGCCATTCTTATCGCTCCTTTAATGATAAAGAGCGGGGGCAGGCTCTAACCCACCCCCGATAAGGTTAGTGATTACGCCGGATTGGACCCGAAGGTGGTACGCCAGTCGGACCAGCCGCAGCTGTAATAGTCGATGGCCGCATATTTCGCATTCTTGGTATCGAAATCGTTGTCCTCGTCGAAGGTCATAGGATACCGCTGGAACAGCTTGGCCCCATCAGGACAGTTGGTGCGGATAAAGTAATTATCCGGGTCCGTGAGGTAGTTGTTCACCTTAATGCCCTGGGGCAAAGCGCCCGTGCTTCTCAAGGCATTAATGGCATTGTTGGCGGTATCATTCTGAAGAACCGATTCCAGGATCCGGTTCGCTTCGTAGAACAACTGAGGCGGCACGACCAACTTGGTGGCCAGCAGGCCGATGGGATGGCCTTTGTCGTTCTTCGCAGTCATGACCATGATCATGAGGTCTTCAATCCCGGTCTCCGAAATATCCACAGGAGTAGTCGGGACATTGGACTGGAGGCCAGCAGCGGTGGGATGGCTGGCACTGCAAAATGCAACACCGTCACCGCCTACGTAGGAGCCACTGAAGGCCCGGTTGTAGACATTCGCTGCGACCCATTCTTTGGTCTGACGCATAGAGAACGCAAGGCGCTGGGACCGGCGCTTGCCAACGACTTCGTAGAGGTTATTGAGCTGCTCTTCCCAGGAGACAATGAAGCCCAGGGCATAGACCACGTGAGTATACCGGGACACGTAGCCTTGAAGCTCGTCCTCGTAAGTGATGCCCTTGCCCTGGGCTTTAATCTGGGCAAGACCAAAACTGGAGACGAGAACGTCTTCTTCCCAAGCCATTTCCGAAGTCTCACGGCTGAACAACTCAGGCCACTGTTCCTGATGCTCAGCGTACTGAGCACCGAACCAGGCATTGATGCCGGGCCACATCGCCTTGGGGTTTGAACCAGTATTAATCATAGTTACACCCCCTTGGCGCCGAAGTAAGCCGCATCAGTCGGGCTATAGTTCGGCAGCAGACGATGAAGCGTGATGAGTACATGCCACTTGGCATTAACGACAGAAATGTCGTTGTCCGGCCTGGGCACTGCACCCAGGATGAGGAGTTGATAAGTAGAATCAGACGCCGGAGCGGTTGTAGCTCCCGAATCCATTTCAATGCCACTGCGGCCAGTTGCAGCGCTGCCAGCATGAGTGGCAATAAGCACCGCATTGAGGCCGACGGAAGCAGCGCCGATTGCAGCGCCACTGCAGCCCTGGATTTCGTAGATTACAAACGGGTCACAGCAGACCAGAGCATACCGATTGGTACTGGCCACACGGTGTTTAAGCGTGAGGTCATCCTGGTCCGGCTCGAAGCCAACGCAGACCCCAAAGATGGGATTGGTGGCCCCGACAGTAGCCCGTGCAACTGTGGGAGCTTCCGCAGTGGTGTCCGCAGCACCAGCCAGGTCAACTGGATCACCGACGAAGACGGCAGTGCCATCAGTCGAAGGGATGTAGCAGCGCCTGACACCGGCACTCCAGTCGAGACCCAGAAGGTGCCCGACAGGGCGTAAGCCAGCAGGGAAGTCATTGTTTGCCATAGTTTAGGCTCCTGAAGGCCGTCGTGTTAATGGCCTTTTTTAATCTTAATTGGTGTGTGGGAAGGCACATAGCGGCCATCTTCACCGGGTCGGCTACTGCCGTCAGCATCCATACCTTGACGAAGGGCCCCTTCCAGTTCATCCACTCGTTCCATTTTTACAGCCTGGTCTTCGTCATACAGTTCCTCGGGGATTTCCATGAGATACCCCACAAGTGGAGAATTGTCACGGTTACTCCCGATTACCTGGCTGACACGACTGTCTTGGCCTTCCCTCATCCCGGCCTTCAGGCGTCCAGGGTTTTGCTCATCCAGATCGTCCTCGCTGACAAATGTCCAGCTTCCACGGAGGAACTTCTCAAGCCTCCCAGGACGGTCCGCCACTACACGCCTCTTGTAACCAGGCCTACTCGGATAAGCCGCACTTGGCGTAGCAACGCCGGGCGGAATCCGAGTCTTCCGGAGCTGCTCCAGATCTTTCTGGCGCTGGCTCTTCCCTTCTTCCTTTTCCTTCGGTTCAGCTTTCTTAACTTCTTCAGCCATACCCTTCTCCCTTTCTTCCTTTACCACTTGTAATTGCGCAGGAAATCTTCCCGAGTAAAGCCGGGGATGGAGCCAGACTCACCTTTACCATCTTTCCCGCTCCATTTGTCGCACTTGGCCTTGGCTTCAGCGGGTAAATCATTATACCCCTTATCACCACGACTTGGCGAGCCTCCGGTGTCACCTTCCACAGGGGAACCCGTGTTCTTTGCTTGGTTAGTGAAGTACCCCGGGAATTTCTTCTTCACCCGCTTCGTTAACTCGGCGAGTCGTTCACTCCGAGGTAAAGTGAGCCCATGCTGTTGATGCAGGAACTGGTCCACTTGATTGGCGAAGGCCCACATTTCGGGATCTTCAGTAAACCACGGGTTCTCAGTCTTCCAGGCCTCGAAGACTCCAGGCTCGGCATCCAGCCATTTTTTATACTGAGCATCTAAATCATCAGCAGGGGGAGTTTCCTTCTTCTCCTTCCCGGTCACAGCTGGATGTTGAGCAATTAAATCGTCAAGGTCTGCCGTCGCCTTTTCAAAGGCCGGAATGTCGCCCGCTTCGACAGCCTTCTTTTGCTCTTCTTTGAGATCCTTCAAGGCCTTGTCGTAAGCCCGTTGTTCGGCCCCTTTGGTGAAGGCGGCTAAATCCTTAAGGTCGTCCTTCAAATCTCGAATGACACGATCCTGCTCCATCATGGTCTTCTGCATAGTTTTAATCGTGCCCTTCGCATGGGGTAGACTCTCCTCCGCCATCTTCACGAACTGCTCAGCCGGGACCCAATTCTCTGGAGCGCCACGGAATTCCTCCTGCGGCAACCAGCCCATATTCCTTGCCTGCGCTTCAATGTTTCCTGCTCCCTCGCCCATCTTTCTTAGACTCCTTTCTTTATCCTTTGCATTTACTCAGCCAACCTGCCAATAACATCCTTGTCATTGACAATCCGGTATAGTTTCCCGTCAGGCCCTTCATGGATCATGCCAGACGCCACGGCGACATAGACTCGGTCCCCCGGCTGGGGCATATATCCACCCCAGTCCCGAAACGCATTCTCCGAGCCCAGGATGAAGGTTGCCTTACAGGTTTGATATTTCTCCCTGTCTCTTACAATATCTGGCTTAAAAAGGCCACCAGTTGTTTTTTCCTCGACAGGGTCCGGGAGTACTAAACATTTATACTCACACAGTTCCACAATACCACTATCATTCGCTACTTTCTTCACCTGCTTCCTTCCTCCTTTCTTCAGCTGCCTCCCATTGTTCTTGGAGTACTAACTCCAAGTCCTCTAAAATGATGGTCAATCCTTGAACCTTACCAGAAGCCAGAGCCGTTTCTTTTACTTCCTGGAATGGCTTCTCCAAGGTCCGACCAAAGGCCAATTCTTGGACAATGATACTTCTCTCATCTTGAAGAGCATTAAGCACCTTTTGAGTTACAGGGTGGTTCTTCCACATCTGCCACTCAGCGGGGCCAATGTCAATTTCCTTTTCGAGAAGCATCAGTCACCCTTTCTTTCTTTTTCTTCTTTAGGGAATAATTTCTTGTATTCAGTACTAAACCAGTAAGCGTCATATTCATTGTCGAAGGGGATGAATTCACCAGTCTCCACTGCGTGCCGGAGGGCTTCGGCGTCACCAAGTACCTTCAACCCATCCTTACCCTTTACTACTTGAGGATAAACTAAGAATTTATTCTCCCCAGGAGTGTCACCAGGGACAGTAGAATATGACATAAGATGCGTAGCGTACACATCTTGTCCCTCGGGGATTTGGAACTTGTCAGGAGTTAACTTAATCCTCTCCTTCGGATTAAGGATTCGCCTGACGAAGTCCTTATCTTTATTAGCCTCAACCACACTCTTCAACCAAGGTTCGGTCCTGGAGACTTCGGCTTCGGGCTTGTTGACGGCTCTATTAAAGACTTCCATGAAGTCTGGGTTTTCCTTTAGCCGTTCTCGGACGCTTAATAATCTCCGGCCCTGGGGTTTATCACGCCAGAAGTCAATATCCTTTAATTTCTTGCCGAAGTAGTAATCTTCCGGATCTCCATAACCTAACTTCCGGCCCTCGCCAGAGTATGCCTGAGCTGCACTCAGCTCGTCACTTGGGTATTTATTATAGGCAGCCTTCAACAACCGAGCGCCGTAGTCAATATTCTGTTCAGCTTCGGGAAGGCCTCCCATGTGTCCATATAATCTGGCCAGCGCCAACTCATGAGCATTTGCGTTTACTTGCGTAGGATTCTCGGGGTACAAATTCCCTAAATGACTCTCCGATATTCCCAGAGCAGTAAACGTCAACGGGTCAACGCCATGTCTCCGAGCCGCATCGACGAAGGATTCTATATTCCTCTTATCTAACCAATCAGAGTGTTCGCCAGTCTTGAAACCACGGCCCATCGGCTGATCTGGCAAGTCGGCCCAGACCCAAGATTCGGGGTCAGTTAATGGCCCCATCCCTTTCTTCTTTAATGCCTCAGCCCTCGTTTGACCGACACCTTGCCACGCAGGCTGCCACGGTCCCATCTCTCCACCAGGGGCCATGACTTCAGGCCCTTCTTCCCCAACGATGTAGGGCTTACCGGCCTCAACAGGGCCGCCTTTAGCCCTCGCTTGGATAGGGCTTGCGGCCTCAGCGGGGCCACCTCCTTCGCCTAATCCCATTGCTTGGTCGGAGGTAACGTCGGTAGGTTGTTCACCTCCAATTTGGGCTATCATTGTTTTCAAGACTTCGGTCTTACTCTTCACTTCATTAGCGATGAGGTCCAGTTCTTTTTCAAGTAATTTAATAGTCCCAGCTCCAGCCGCATCCTTAGCCTTAGCCAACTTCAATACAGAATCGGCCTTAGTATTTTCGATACGACCAAGTATCTCCGTTATCTCCAGTTGTAACTTGGCCATATCCATTTTTAGCCGAACTGTGGCTTCCTGCGCCTGTTGGTTAAGGCGGGTAGCTTTTGCTTGGGCCAGAATCTGCTGCGGATGCGGGGGCGGCTGCCAGGGGGTGGGCTCCTTCCCAGAGATTTGACCATCTGTGAGAAGGATTGTTTCGACGTTATCGGGTCTAATGGAGCGAACTAAACGACGAGTTAACTCTACTTCATTAAGGCCAGGACGGCCACTTAATTCCTTCAACGCCTGGGCCTTAAGGATGCGCTGCATATCTGAGGATAATTCCGGGTCGGCCACGGGCATTACTGTAGTATCCCCAGCTCTGTAATCATTCCTGAAGACTAAAGATTCGTCTGAACCACTTACGTAGAAGGTTTCCTTAGGATCAAGGAATCGGGCGTTGAGGAGATATAACTTCTTAAATTCTTCAGTAAGACTCCGGTAGATCCTCTTGTAGATTGCTACGAATACCTTAAGCCCTTGTTCAACGAGGGCCATGGCCGTACCGACTGGCATATTTGCGGCTAAGTTCATGTCGCCGGTTAGGATATTTTGAACACTGCTTATTTCTTTACCAGCCGTGACGAGGAATCCGAGAAGCTGAAATAATACAGTAGAAGGCTCATTCCTCGGGACGGGCAATATACTTTCCTTAAGTGTTGACCCGTGAACATCGAGGAGCTGCCACTTTCCTGGACGGAAGGTGAATACTCCACCACGGATACGAACACCCTTTCCAATGAATCCACCGCCAGCGTTTGCCAGATGCCCGCTATCGAGGAGTTGGTTAAGACTTGTGTTTATTGCTTCATTAAGGGGCTCGAGTAACTGCCCAAAGCCGAGGTAATTCATGCTCCCATCTGGGTTAGGGATGAAGCCGTAGTGGGTGAAATAATGGTCAGGTTTAATCTTTACTACTTGCCCCTTCTCGTTAAAGGTAACGGCATCATCTTCATTAGACCACCGAGCGGCCACCCTTACTGTCTTCAAGGTTTGCTTGTGTACTGTAATGATGTAAGGTTCTTTATAGCCGTCCCCGTCAAGATCATAATAACAATGTTGTTCGAGGAATTCATGCGGGGCATCGGTATCTGAGTCAGTCGAAGGGGCTGGGCCAAGGTCAATATCTAACCAAGTACCATTTCGCATCTTCTCGATGGCTTCGTTTATGTAGACCCAGAGACGATGGGTGATACGACGGGCCTTCTTAATATCCCGGCTCCGTCCTTTACTAACCACACAATCATCGGGGAGTACTAATTCACTAATATTATGTCCTGCCAGGGCGCTGAAGTAACTCTTTTTGTAGCATTGTCCAGTGACTGGTATCACGTGAAGGAGAGAATCCATCTCTGCTTCCCAGTCAGCCATTTCTTGTGTTAACTGCCAATTCATGTGGGCTTGAATTCTACCAGCCCGTTGTTGTTTCTCTCCACCTTTCGTAGACATTGAAGGAGGCGAAGGGGTTGTTGGTATAGGTAAACCAGCACCAGCCGTCGGCTGTGGTTGCACCTGGGTGTTAGGGGATACACCTTGAGGGATACCCATCGGGTTTGTCTGGCCTTGGGTAATCTGCCCTTGGTCTAGGCCCTGACCTTGGACAGGAGGTGGTGTCACGACTGGCGCTGGCTTTTCATCTCCCGTTATTTGAGTCTTAACAATATTTCCGCTCTTACAAATCTCTGGATAAGCCCTGGCCGCAAATTGAATAGTGGCGATGGTGATTAGTGGATGCTTAACATTGGATGCCCCTTCCCAGGGGAATGACTTTGTCTCTAATACTTGCTTAGCCAACTTCATGGCTCGTTCAGATTGTCTATCCCAGTCAGCACGATTAGCCCTATCAATCTGCTCAGTGCGAATTACTTCGGCAGCTAATTTATTTAGCTCTTCTTCGCTCAAGTGTGTGGCTAAGTTCAATTGCTCAGGGGCTGACGTTAGCCATTCTTTACTTCTTTTTACTTCTGTAGTCATTTATCGGAGTCCTTGCCGTGAATATCTCTGAATTGTGTCTCGAGTTTCACAATGCGTTCAGTGTGGTTCCCCAGCTTCTGCCAGGTTGCCACTTGTTGACTACAAACGTGTTCCACGTTAGCCTTCATGAATTGGTGGTCTTTAATGACGATGAGCCATAGCCCTAACAAAGTAACACAAAATGTGAGGATACTTGCTAAGACGATTTTCCACAGATCGCTCACACTAATAACCAGTCCAGGGATTGCGGCCAGTCATCTCTTCACGCTCTGGCCGATTGAAAAATCCATCGAGGTCGTAGACTTCTTCATATTCCTCGAAGTCATCAATGGGTGGGGTCGCCTCGAGGACTTCATCTTCGATACGACTGGCCGCATCCAGCATATCATCGAAGCGGGAGAAGGGGTATTTGAGATATTCTTCTTTAACAAATATATCAATGAGGTCTTGTTCTTCCCCTTCTTTATTTATAAATGACAGACGCTCAGGAAGATACACACGACGTTGCTCGAACTTGGGAATCAACCGAGCAATTCGGTCCATCTTCGTGAGTTTTGTGCCCTTTAATTCTATAATATTGAAATAAGTCCCCTCAATCTGCATCATCTCTTCGAAGTGTTGAATATCAGCAGCCATGCCGTACTGTTCGTAGCCAATTCTTAAGATTCCAGGCCATTTTAAGCGGATATTTTTAAGAGCCTTCCACCTTTCCGTTAAGGTCAGGCGGTCCCGGATAATATCTAAGACAAACATATTCCCGGCTAAGTCAAATCCCCAGAGCCAGAACACTGTATAATTGGAGCCAGTCGCTTTCTCCTTCTTAGCGTTAGCTGGATCGCAGACGAGATACTTACTTAAAGTATCCGGGAGCGTCCGATACCAATTTAGCCACTCATATCTGAACTTTTGCTCATCTTTAGCGGTAGGATTAAGGAGCATCTGAGAATTATAGACGTAGGGTCCCAGGCGCTGGCGCTTGATTCTTAATTTTTCCTCAGAAAGGAACGTCGGTTCGCCAGTTTTGGGGTCTTCGGCTGGCCTAATCCTCACCTTCCAGCCGCCCTCATCCATTAACTTCACGTGTTGGTCGTCAAAGTGGTAGATTGTCCCAATAACCCGCTGGATACCCCCATCAGTACCGAGGTTTACACTCATTTTGAAGCAATCGTCGGTCTTTTTTATCTGCTCTGGGGTCCTTACCGAGTCGATTGTTACAATATCATCGTAGTTTAGGACTGAAAAATGCTTAGAAGTAGGCTGACCATCCGTTAAACCCCAAGCTTCGACGGTGGCTTCTTGGTAGACTGAGGGCCTTTTCACTATAATACCATCATCTTCTGACCATTTCGGGGCTTGAGAGGCGGGGCTGGCCCAGAGAGTATCAGGGAATAATGCCTTTAGTAAATCATTTCCTTCTAAAGTTAATTTAATGCGCCGAAGAAACGCCTTAGCAATACTCCTCGTGTGAGAGAAAATGCCAATTCTAACGTCAGGGTCCCTCAAGATATGTTGAATATTAAGACCATAAGTGATTATCGTGGATTTATAGAACTCCCTGGCCCACAAATCAAGGGTATGATTATTATCTTCTTGCACTTCTTTGATTCTATCAACTAAGAAGGGGTGATTAACGGGGACTCGGAGGACAAAATAAAGGAGAAAAAACAACGATTCCAGACACCAGTGGCTAATAAAATACTGCGCTTGCCTCGGATTCGCCTCAACCATTTTATTGATATCGCCTATGATCATCTCATAGTCGAAGTCATATTTAGCCTCAGGATGAGGGACGAATGCTAACTCTGGAATCATGTATCCACAACCTCGGCGTCGACCACTTCGGGACCCTGGAGTCGATATTTGTCAGTGTTTATAGGACCAAACTCCTCCAACATATGTTTGAAGGAGAAGCTGCCCGCAATTTGCACCTGCTTCGGGGCCAGCTTAGCCACTAACCCAAGCCATTCATCCATAGGCATTAGGGCCGCTTGTTCCTTAACTTGAGATGCAGTTTTACCATTAAGGAAAGCGGCCCGGATTTTGTCTAATTTCCCTGGCAATGCATCTTCTTGCCAGTCGTCTTCGGTCAACTCTTCTGAAGAGAAATCACCCGGCGCCTTGAATGAAGATCCATTGTTCTCCTTCGCAGACGGAGGTAAAGTGTTAAGGTCCGCCTCGAGGATATCCATAAGATCTTCGACGTCAGGCATCATCCCTCTCCTCAGAAGCATCCACTGCATCTTCTGGAAGGTCTGCCGTGCCGGGAGCGGGATATTCCACCGGCTCCTTCTTAAGCGGCTGGCCCTCGAACACGGCCTCAACATCAGATGCAGCGATAAACAACATAACCTTAGCCATGACTACAGAAGATAAAAACAAAATGGTCCATCGGTTATTATAACTATACCACAGTCCCAAAGCAATGTCAAGCGCTACAAAGAAATAATGCGGGGTTGGAGTGGAAAAAATGGTCAAACACGCACATATCCAACATTAACTCCAGGGACCAAAGTAACAATGGGGTAATGATCGCAGTAATCACGTTACATTGTAACGGGATTATTTTTAAGTAAAAAAACCCAATTATTTTCAAGTAAAAAACACGGGATTATTTTTAAGTAAAAAAGACGGGATTATTTTTACTGGGGGGTGGGAGAAAATGAGGGGGGTGGGGGTATAGCTAAAAGAAATATCTTGGGACTCCAACGTCGTATCCTGCCCCCACCCCCCTGAAGGTGGGTCCATTGTCTGCGTGGTTCGCCTGCACCGTTGGGCCGGGGTGCGGCAGGCCGCTGTCGCCATTTGTATATTAAGGTGTTTATACCTTATGCCTTTTCTACGAAATTTTGGTTATACGAGAAAATGGGTGGACAAGATTTTGTGTATATGCCTGGGTGTTTATATCCTATGGTGGATATAAGATTACCCTGGATTGGCACGAATTTTGCAGGTGTAATGTTGGCACGGATTTTGCAATTAAGATAATCCTTATACAGGCCGGGGCTTTTTGGGTGGTACAAGATTTTGAACATTGAGTTCATTTTTCGGAACATGATTTTGTTAATGATTTCAATACGTTACGAAAAACCCCGGTCCAGGCGTACAAAATATTGAACTTCCCGCCTGGGGTGGATTTTGTAAGTTATTGAATTTATTGACAAAATTGGCCGGACCGATTTTGGCACGAACCCTGCAATATATCAGGGTGGACCGGGGCTTCACCCGGTTAACCAAAATTCAAAGGAGAGTGTTATGAGCATTGAGGAAAGGTGCGACAAGGTTGTGGGGTCCGGTGAAACCGTTCTGACTGCCGGACGTTATAAGACTGGTGAAGGGGACGAGGCCGAAACCCGGTACAATTTCGGGCTTAAGGTGGACGTTCCCGCCAAGGAAACCATGCCCGAAGAACTCCAGAACCAGATTTTCAACCTGGGTCTTCACCGTCAAATGTCGGTTGCGGCAGCGGGGATTTTCAACCAGGCCAATGATTACGGGACTGAGGCCGATGCCCAGGCTTTCGTGGACCAATTTTCCACCGTGGAAGGGTGGATTAAATCCTTTGAAAAGACCCGGCGTGAGGGTGCGGCAAAACCGGATACCCTGGAAACTTTGGCCAGACGGATTTTGGCCAAGGTGTTGCGGGACAAGGGCGAGGACATTATTGGCCGGGAAGATATGCCCGAAGCTCCCCTGACCAAGGCCGGAGCCGTGAATTACCCCGCCTGGGCGAAACTTTTGGCCGAAGAGGACCATCCCTGGTGGGCTGTTGCGAAGAAAAAGGCCGGGGCGTCGGAGAAGGGTTTCGATTAATAACCATCAACCTGCGGGTCCGGGGTACAATGCCCCGGCCCGCTTTTTTAATGGGTGCGGGACCATGTTTTTCAGCGTGAAGGAACATAACCTGGACCATACGGACCTGGAAATCATCCGGGATTTATTTGAAGCCCTGGTTTGCCCTGGCGGTGGACCAGGGCTTTTATTTATCCACGAAGGAGCCGGACATGACTACGATATTAGAAAAGACCCCAAAAACGCTAACGGAACGGATTGTCTCCTGGTTGACCCAAGACCAGGGACTTGTTGAGGTGGAGTCATTTACTCGCTATCGGAAATTCGTCCGACCTGCCGAAGCGAAAGAGAAAAAACCGCAGGCCATTTTTGTCGGCTCGTCCGGCGGGGTTAGGAGCGGTACATCGGTATCTAAATCCTTTTCCTTGACTGAGGTGGTCCACAAGAGAGTGGCCGCATATTACGCTGACAAGGCCAAGGCCAAGGCCGATTACCTTAATGATTTCGAGTAATTAAATAATGAAGAGAGGAGATATGACTATGCCTGATATTGAAAACAAAATCTTAGCATACTGTAAAGAACATTACCCAGAACATGAACCACATAAGGCGGTAGACGAAGGCGACGTCTTTATATACTACCTTCGGTATGTTGGCGAAGACCACAATAACTTCGGTTGCCGTGACCTTACCCTGTATTATAACACTTGGTATCCGTCCGAGTACGGATTCTCCACCCTAACCCCAATTTTCGAGAAATAAAATAATGGAGAAAGGAGATATGACCATGAAACCTAATGCCACAATCCTGGAATATGTATTAAATCCAAAGGGGCCGGAAGAGGACTTCGGCAGGATACTTGACCGAGCTATGGCCTTATTGTCCTTACTGACCAATGATAAAGGTATGAAGGTAACTCCGATTGAGATAACCCTGCACCCGGATGGAACGTGGACTTTCCGGCTTGCCCAGGTCGATTAAATGATAAAGAAAGGAGACATGACCAATGGCTACTGATAAAGAAATCGTGGTTTGCAGGATATGTAAAACCGAGCATACAATAACCGAGGCCATCATTTGTCCTGGTTGCCACTGTAAAATTGAGACTTCGGTGGAAATAACGGCTCGGATAAATGAAATATCCAAGGAAATTCACGTTCTCAAAGTTGAGGCGATGGGACTTCAGGCCGAGTTAATGTTGAGGGAGCGTCGGCGGACGCTGACTGACGTTAAGGGACGGAGAATACCAGAGGATAATTTCTGGAAAAATGTCTACGGCGCACCACGGGGGTCGAGGGGTGCAGCGAAGAAGCCTGGGAGATATGATAAAGTTCTGGATAATATTAATCTAAATGATTTTACCTAAAAATAAATCCTGCTGAGTGGGGTGTCGCTCGGCAGGATTTTTTTGTGCTGACGGGATGATGGGATGGTGGGATGATATGATAACTGATGAGCTGATGGGCAGACAAGCTGCTGCTGATGATAATGCGCCTGGGGGGTCGATTCCGTTACAATGTAACGGGATTACTGTTTTGGACCTTCCATCTCCCCTGGGTCAGTATCCAGGCCTTTCCCTTCTTAGTACTTAATATATATAGTAAAAAAAAAAAAAAAAAAAAAAAAAAAAAAAAAAAAAAAAAAAAATAAAGTTACTGGAAACGAAAAGACCTGGGTGGGCATTAAGGTGGGTAGGTACTAAGGCGGGGTGGATGGTTAGGTGAATGGGGTGGTTGATGGAGTAATTGCGTTACATTGTAACGGGATGGGGGTCCAGGCCACATTGTCATCAGCAGCGTCCCATCAGGTTATCAGCCCATCCCATTATACCATTATTATATTATGCCGTCAGCCCCGGCTGACCACCTGACCCGTGACCCAGGAATGGCTACTGGCTGATGGGTGATACTGAAAAATAATGATTGACAAACGGATGATGGTATGATATTATAATATCATAATCAGGCCTCACCCTGGGTCGGCTCCCAGGCAACCCCATCATTACTACAAGGGGATACACAATGATTATTGGCTTCACCGGGACGCAACGTGGGCTAACGTCTTATCAAAAACAGGCGTTAGTCCATTTTGTCTTGTCTTTAGCCCAAGGCGACCACCAATTCCATCATGGAGATTGTATTGGTGCTGACTTTCAAGCCACGGAAATATTCTCTTCATTTCGCATTCCCTTGTATTGCCACCCACCTCTTAATAAATCCAAGCGGGCCTGGGGTACTATCGAGTACCCACATTCTCATATTTACCCAGCCGCACCATACCTTACTCGGAATCATAATATTGTCAAGGCGTGTCATGTCCTCATCGCTTGCCCTGGGGAATTTAAGGAACAGCTCCGAAGCGGCACATGGGCCACGGTGCGCTATGCCAAGAAGCAACGGAATGTCAGGGTAATTGTCATCTATCCTGACGGGTCGATTAATGTTACTAATCCCAAAGAAAAGGAGAAATAATCATGAAGCCCTTTGGTAAATTAATCAATCGCTTCGCCGGGTTAACTGTGGAAGAGGTCCGAGCCGAAATCACCATCTTGAATGAAGAGGAAAAGGGCCAGTTGTTATTCCTCTATCATAATTATCCTTCGGGGGTGTTCTCAGACAACCTTCTCGTGGCCTTATCCCAATGGGAATATGAAAATGCAGCCGCCAACACCATACCTAAAGACCACATCAAGGTTACTTACCGCTACCCCTGGAATGAGGGGTCAAAGGTTAGTGTTCACAAGGTTTACCAGGGCATTATGCTCCCGGTTGGTGACAAATAATTCTTAACAAATAATAAAGAAAGGAGAAATGACCATGAGATACCCTCACATTAAATTTCCACTAAAGATGGTCAAATGGCCCGACGGCCTGGAGCGGCCCGACGTTGACCAACACACCTTTGGAGATACCCGAGTGTCATATAATCCAGACTCGGACCGTTTCCACGTTGAGGTGAAGGATAAAGACTGGCCGGGTGAAGATACCTGGAACACCGTGGCCACGTTTAAGAATACCCCGAAAGGGTACTCAAATGCGGTGGACAGATTCAAGCGGGAAATACGAGAGGGGAAATAATTCTTAACAAATAATAAAGAAAGGAGAAATGACCAATGTCCAAGTTTTCTTGGGAAGTTGACAAAGTGGTAACACA